GGCGGATTCGCCTGACAGTCTTATAGGAGAAGGCTGAACGCTTCGGCGTTCATACTTATAAAACGGCATTGACTATTTGGTAATTGATGAAGCAGCAGCGATAAAGAAAATTGTATGGGAACAGAATTTAAGACCTACACTGTCAGACAGAAACGGATGGGCGCTCATGGTCAGCACCCCCAGGGGCTTTAATCATTTTGAGAAGTGGTACAGAAATGGGCAGGATGACACATATCCAGAGTGGGACTCATGGCAGCACTCATCCACAGAGTCTCCGTATTTCAATGATGAGATCGAAGAACTCAAGCGAACGCTGACTCGTGAAACGTACCTCCAAGAATATGAAGCTGCATTTACCTCATTCTCAGGGAAGGTCCTCCCATTCGACCGCTCCACCCAGGTACGCTCCATCAGATACAACTCGCATTTACCCACATACGTTGGAATTGATTTCGGGTATAGACAGCCCGGAGTTGTTGTCTGTCAGATCGACTTCAGCAAATCGAAAGATCTCCCTGATATATACCAGATAGATGAGATCGCAATGGAAGAGAATATGAAAACTGAGGAATTAGCAAAGCGTGTGAAGGCTTTTCCATATAGAATTACAGGGTATTTCGGAGATCCGGCTGGTGGCGGTGTGAACGCACAGAGTGGGATCAGTGACATTGAGATCTTCAGGAGAATGGGAATGCCTGTGAAGTTTAAGAGGGACAGGATGACACGCAATGTGGTCAATGGGGTGAGTCATATGAGAAGGTGGTTTGAAGATGCAAATGGAGATCCACACTTTTTCGTAGATAAGAAATGTAAAGGGAGTATACAGAGTTATGAGAATTATAGATATCCAGAGAAGAAGGAGGATCAGAGAGTGAAAGAAGAGCCGTTAAAGGATGGGAGATTTGAGCATGTGTGCGACTCTCTCAGATACATGATCTGCAATCTTTTTCCTATTAAGAACAGAATGGCGAAGGTGCTTCCATGGTAGTCTCAGGAGATATGTCACAACAGGCTGTGATCAACAGTCTTAATTCATCTATTAATCATTTTGAGAATAAGAGAAACAGGGAAAGAGAGTATAATCTTGATTTCTTTGAGGGATATACAGAAGATTATGTAAAGAAGTATTTCGGATCTCAGTCTATGCAGCAGATCCCCATTTTCACACAGAATTTAACTCGCCGTGTATGTTCAATCAGGTCAACAACATACAAGCGTCCGCCCAGGATGATAGGTGAGAGCATTGAGGAATACAGGAAAAATATTGATATAGATGGTCTAAATGCCATTAGACGACAGCTTGAGAGAATGACATTTTTATTAGGTACAATGGCATTCAGGTGCAGATGGAACGCATTGACTGAGAGAGTGGAGTATGACCTTCTCCCTTTCTTTGAGCCGATGTTCATGGAGGGTGAGAATAAGCCATATGGTGTGATGTTTGCCATTGAGAATCACGGAAATGCTCGTACAAAGGAATTAAAGTACGCAGTATGGACAGAATCACGCCCCGGTTATCCTGGAATGCACTTTTTAATTGATACAGATATGAAGAAGATCAGCATGAATGAACAGGATCTCAATCCATATGATGTTTTGCCTGTTATTTTTCTTCATCGCTCACAACCAGTGCGTGATTGGTTTGTTGCAGGAGCAGATGATGTAGTAAGAGCTGATCTCTCCACTTCTGTAGGTATGACAGAATTATCCCTTGCTGTACGCTTCGGTGCAGTAGGGATAAAACACATCAGCGGAGTCGATGATTCTTCGAGGGTAGAACTGGGTGTGGATCGTGTGCTTTATTTGCCGGAAGGCTCAAATTTTGGAATATCATCTCCTTCAGGAAGTTTGGATCAGATCATAGCATCACTCCGCTTCATGGTTGAAGCAACGCTTCAAAATAACAATATACGAGTCAAGTTTGCCGATGAACGTGGCAACGCTCCCAGTGCAGTGGCACTTTCTATCCAGGAAGCGGAGTTAATTGACGAAAGAATTGCCATCACTGAAGACACATGGCGTCCATTTGAGAAGGCACGATACGCTATAGACAGGAAGATCATTGAAGCACAGACGAACACAAAGCTCGCTGAGGACTTTCAGGTAGACTTTGTAGAGCCGAAGTCAATAATGACAATCGATGATGAGATCAAATATTGGGATTGGAGAATCAGGAATAATCTCTCCAGTGTGGACGGACATTCAGCGCATGTTGATTGGTACACATATAATAATCCAGATGCAGACGCTGAGTCCATAGAGAGGTTTAAAGAGTCTATACAGCAGGCTGAAGCTCCAGAAACTCCATTACTTGCGAGATTAAATGCCGGCAGATGAGTATATAGCATCTTTTGAGAGTTCGCAAGACGCTTTCATCTCTGAAATTGAGGAATTGGAAGACAAGGGGCTTTCCATTGAGGAGATCCTGGCGATATTAGCAGCAACGAACATGGCAGCATACATCGTTGAGGACCTTGGCATGTTTTCAGCAGTTTCATCCATTGATGCAGAGCTTTTGGCTATTTTAGATGACCTTCCATTCTTTGGAACAGTCACAGAGACTCAACTTACAGCATTCAGGAATATGGTCAGCAGTTCTGTGATGCAGTTCACAGAGTCGCTGGGTGGGGATATGAGAAATGTAATGATGCAGGGAATTACAAACGGACTACCAAAAGATGAGATCCGTGATATGATGAGAAGGTCTGTAAAAGGCAGACATGTAGAAAATATTATCAATGATGCACTTAGGACTTTTGAACAGTCTGTGATAGCAGAGATGGCTCGTGATCTTCCGGTTAATACTCTTTTTTCCTATGTTGGTCCTTTAGATGAGAAAACACGACCTCTCTGCCGTCACATTCTTGCAAGCTCACCATTAACTCGGCAGCAGATAGACTCACGCTTTCCTGGAGCATTCCTCGATCGCGGAGGATATAACTGCCGACATATGTGGCTTCCAAACGAACCAGTAGACAAAAAGCAGCGTGCATCAGCCAGAGAATCAGTCGCAGGAGCGACACGCCCAAAGACATTGAAGGAATACTATGCGAGTTCCTGATTTTAAGCAGATAGTGAATTTTGGTGCTAATTTTTACAGAGGGCTTGGAAATAAGACCATATTGAGACATATACAGCATATATTAAGCGGAAATGATGTAAGGGGTAAGAAGTTTCTGCCATATAATAAGCATTATGCTAAAAAGAAGGGCGTTGGTGTAAATGATGTAAATCTCAGGCTAACAGGGAAAATGCTGAACTCTATAAAGTTAGGGAAAGTGACAGAGCGAGGATTTAAGTATGCAATGAAGGGTAAAAAGCAACAGGATAAAATGAACGCTCATATTTCTGGAGATTATGGCACGAAAAGTTTAAAGCCAAGAGTCACATCAGATAAGGAAGATCCAATCCCGCAGAAAGTGCAGGAGTTTGTAGCACTTGAAATAGCGAGGAAAGTTGCACGCAAGATTCAAGAAACAGTAGATGGTCAAGTAGTCATCCGAGTCTGATGTCGTCCACCAAAGTATTAGTGACAAACGAATATCCTGCTGCACAATACAATCCATTTTCAGATGAAACATGGCTTGGCAGGGCGAAAAGATTCGCCATTGTGATGCAGGAACACACTCAAACAAGAGGAAAAAATGACAGAAACAACAGTCGAACCAGACGTAAAACAGAGTCCCGCTGAGACAACCAGCGAAGAAAAGACATCTCAAGTTCCGTATGCACGATTCAAGGAGCTTGTAGACGAAAAAAACACATTCAAAACGCAGTTGGAAGACCTCCAGACCTCCATCAAAACGCAAACCGAAGAGCGGAAGCTCAAAGACTTGGAAGCGAAAGGAGAGTACGAGACGATACTGACTGACATGAAATCAAAGCTGGCAACAGCGGAGACTAAGGCGAATGCGTTTGACACATACCAGGAATCTCGGCGAGAGTCGTTACTATCGAAACTTCCTGAAGACGATCGTGCAATTTACGATGGGCTTTCACTTGAAAAATTGGAAGTTCATGTTGACAAATTTAATTCAAAACCTAATCCGGCTGCTGTGGATAATTCCAAGCCTAATCCATCAAATACTTTTGGTGGGTATGATAATATTGTCGAAATGGCGACAAGAAATCCAAAAGAAGCTGAAAAGTGGTTAGCTCATAATGTGGAAAACTATAAGATACGCTGATGTCGAAGGTAATTGTTAAAAAAGACAAACCTAAGATCAATGATGGCGGACATAAGCCATTTGGCGTTGATCTTGATCCAAATAAAGAGCTGTGCCATGTAACAAAGCCTGACAAGGATGCTGATGCTTACTACAAAGATGGTAAGATGAAATACAGTGATTATCTTGGTGAGTTAAAGTCCAGGTATGACAGAGCTGCTAAGGGAAAATCTCCTACAAATATGCAGTTTGCCGGAATTGGTAAAGGCACAATGAAAAAAGCCTATGAATAATCACCACCTTACTTGATGACGCAGAGTGTGAAAATTGTGCGTTCTGATAGGATGGTTTAAATAAAGGAAGGTTAAAATGGCACAATCAGCCGAAATAACTGATGTTGCTGTAGCTGCTGGTGGTAAAGGAACTGCTGTAGCTGCTGCAATCGTACAATTTCAAAAAGCAAATGTAATGGGGCAATGTATCACAATGCAGGCAGCACCGAAAGGTAATGCTGTTGTGAGATTCCCGGTATACACTAAATGGTCAAGCGGAACTATTGATCCTGCAATGTCTGCCAATGCGGAAGGTGCTGATGCAGCACTTACGGATGTAGAGACAACCTCAGTGGATGTCACACCAATTCGTTACGGATTATATGCACAGATCACAGATCTGTCCACATTCGTAAATGCGGATGCTGTAATGACACATTCAGGACAGTTGCTTGGTAATCAATTAGCCAGGGTGTTCGATGAGAAAGTGGCTGCTTTGTTTGATGGGTTTTCAAATACCTCAAACCTGACCACAGATTTGCTCCGTATGGATCAGATTTGGGGAGCAGTGGCTTCATTGGAGCAGAATGATGCACCAAAGCCGTATCACTGTATATTACACCCTCTCCAAATGTGGGGCGGATTTGGACTTTCAAAGGAACTCGGAACAGGCACTGCTGCAATAGTAGCAGATGTATCTCATGGATCTTTGAATACTGCCAGTAATCCAATTTCAGATCAGTATTACAATAATGGTGCTGTGACGAAGTTAGGTCCAATCACGTTTTACACATCCAGTGCGGTCAATGCCACATCAGATCAGCATATAGGAGCAATGATGTCTTCTGATGCTATCGGATGCGGATATGTTGACCTTGGTGGTGGAAGTATGATTGAGATCAAAGCTGGGCGTGATGAGCCAGCTGCTTTAACTGAAGTTGTTGGAAACGCTTATTTTGCTGTCAGCGAATTAGTTGACGTATACGGCGTTGAGATCAAGACGGAAACATCTTAATAGTTAGGTAAACACAAAGTTGGGGAGGTATGTATTTACCTCCCCGACAGAAATGGAGATACAATGGAAGAGTTTAAAAAAGTCGTAGTCAAAAAAATCATTACTGGGTATGAGATCACCAAGCCTAATGGTAAGGTAATATCTCGTGACGCATCTGAGTGGGACGATGGTGCAAAAGCTCGGTATGAATCAAAAGGTTGTAAAGTAAAAGAAATTAAAAAATAATTGTGATGTAACAGCTCATTCACAGTTTAACCATTAGCTTTAGAGAGGAAGAAAATCAATGGCAAGTTCAAGACAATTAGCAGTAATAGATGCTCAAAATGTAGCATTAGGACAGGCAGGATCAATATTAGTAACAGGAACAACAGCAGTCACATGTGCTGTTGGAACTGGCGTGTTTGTTGCAATTCAATTCATAGAAGATTCAGTATTTGATTCTGGTGCTGGCGGTCTTATAGCAGAGACAGAACAGTTATTCCCAGATGATACTGGCACTGGTACTCTGATCGATGCAGATGGTGGTGCAGCGATAGACGGCATTACATTCCCAAAAGGATCAATACTTTACGGCAGATACGATGGATTTAAGTTAGCTTCAGGTAAAGTTGTAGCATACGTAGGCTAATATGCTCGGACTATCCAATAATTTAGTATCGGGTGGCTTTGTAGACACTTTTGCGAATTTGAAGTCCATTTCTCTAGATGGCTCAGA